CAATAGATTCTGGAAAAAGTTGCCGCTGGATGTAATTCTGTCACCTGATTCACGCATGGCGCGCGGCAGCTGCACTTTCATACAGCAATCCGCGCCCGCGGCGTCCTTGTACCTCAACACCCAAGTGACTGATTTATCCCTCGCGTCGACAACGCGTTCACAGAACCCGACGTTGTCGCAGTCCATATTAAGGCCACTCATAATGTGCTTGAGTATCCTCATCTCGGCATGCTTCAACCGCTTGCTGATGCCAAATTCGAAAGCAGTCATGTCGTTTTCAACCTTGCCCGCGAAGCCTGCACAATTCCTGAATAAGCGGTTCATCTTTTCCCGCTTTTCACAATGCTTTATACAGGCATCTGGTAGGTGGTGAAACATGATGTCCTCGAACACCGCTGCCGCGCGGGCAATGCCCCAGACCCGCAAATCACCATGGTTCGCAATAGGCCTTGGTTTCCTCTTGTTCGTGCACTCCGACTTAACGAAAGCCTTCACTAATAAAGAGAATGGCACAGTCCCGTCCGGCTCCGCTTGCAGCGCATCAATCTCCATTTGAGCGCGCTGCTCTTCGTTCCTGTTCTTCGGCAACAGGTCTTTCGTGCTGAGGATGGCGCTGTCCGTCTTCGCCACCTTACGCTTCGTGAACAGGTGTTTCTCGAATGCCTCCAACGCCTTGTCGAAGGCCTTGTCCTGCTTCGGCGTGAGGTCCATGTCGCCTACTCCGACATTGCGCATTTTCTCCGCTGATGCGAGATTTTCTGGGTCGTTGCTGAATAGGAATTCTTCGTCAGCTGTCACCTTCGGAAATCTCGACCGCGCCACGCGCTGTCCAACCTCACCGTCCGCAGTCCTATCATCATGAACGTGTTCACCATGTTCAAGAGCCGTAACCGTAGAACTCAGCACTTCGCCTTCAATGTGGGCACCTTGCTGCTCAATGACTCTCGCTTCAACACGTGCTACTTCATCCGACTCATCTAGACCAGGTGGCCTTGAGATCGGTTCACGCTTCGGCGTTTGTCCCTCCTTAGCAGCAGGCTTCTTGAAAAGTCGCCACGCCAGACCAGGCAGCTTTCTCCCGTCCGCTGCCCGTTGCGGCAAGCGCAACCTCGACTTCCAAAGCCCACAACAGCCCACACCCACGCGTTCCGTAGCCGTTATCTCGTCAATCAGCGCTCTGTAACCAACCAACTCGACTGCCCATGTGACGACGTCGTCAACGCGGCTTTGAGTGGCTTGGCACGCCAATTGCAACCAATCGTTCGGCGGTTTTGAACCGTAAGTGGAGCTGGCCCACGACTTGCACAGCATCCCTGCACTGCCTTTGATGAGACTGGCTGGCAAAAAGACCTCACGGGCAACGAGGTCCTTCGTCCAATCGAACATAGGGGCGCATCTAGCACACTCGTGCCGCACCCACATTTGCCGA